TCAGCACGTCTCCCAACCGCCGCTGTCATCGCTACAGATCTGGGCGCTGGCAATGTTGTAACCGCCTTGGGCTGAGCCAGTGTTTGTGACGGTGTGGGTCGACCCACCCTCTTCATAAACAACTGTCGTCGTGCAGGTGATGCTTCCATCGCCATTCAGCTGCCCAGTGACGTTGTAGTACTGCGCCGAGGGTTGAAGCGGGAGGTTCGCCGCCCAAGGCACATTGCTGGCACCGTTTAGATTGGAAGAGTCGGTTCCATAAGTGATGTCGACGCCTTCCTGGGTCGACCCGGTGCAGGCGAAGTAGGCACCCTGCGCCGGTGCGGGAGCTCCCTTCTTCGACGGCGGCGTCGAACTCGCGCCTGATCCTGCAGACGTTGCCGCCCATGCCACGTTCTCTCTGCCACCCGCCAGGATCGTGACGGTGACATCGCCAATCAGCGTGTTCGATTTGTTGTAAGCGAAACAATGAAACACTTTGCCTGCAGTGAAGTGCTTGATTGCCACGCAAGACGCCGAGTTGATGCTGTGAACGTTGAACTTTTTGTAGATCTCGCTCTTGATTCCTCTGTCGACACTTTTTTGGGTGTACCCCTTCGGCCAACCCTGACTGGCGCTGGCTAGCGGTGCAGGCAAAGCCACAAAGACCAAACACGCGATCAGCCCAAGTACGACGCCCTTAGTCCGCATTTTTTGCTGCTCCTTTTTGGTTATCAGCGTCCGGCGTCTCAACTCAGAACGGTGGAGTGTGGGTAATCCACATTCCGAGAAAAATGAAGCCTGCATACGCCGCCGTGGCCGCGATGGCGTTGAGTGCAATGATTCCGCCCGGGCATGGCGGAACCGTAGCAACTACTGTTGCCGTCCGCCTCTAGGAGGCGTCCAGCTCGCCCGACGGGTGCAATTCGCAGAATCCCCGGACTCGGTGGCCGTCGTAGCGCGACTCCATCTCGAGGCTGCAAAGGTGGCATTCTCCCGCCGGGACGCTGCCACCGGTGACCACGTCGGAGCCAGCCTCGTTGTGGTACAGCGGTGCCCTGGCGTAGGCCACTTCCTCCTCGACGGCCTGCTCGACCGACCGGCCGCCTCGAGGTTGCCGAGGTCGCGAGCGCCTCGGTAGAGCTGGGATCGGAGGGACTTACGACGAGGCATCGACGCTAGTCCGAGCCCGGAGAGCTTGGCCCCTACGACGAGCGCCCGGTCCGGGCCAACCCATTGCAGACCCGGACCGGGTAGCGCACGACCGGCACCGACCGGACTAAGGACCGATCGAACGCTCCATGCGGCTCACAAAGTCACCGCATGGCTCACCGCTTCTGTACGAGGGCACCGATCGCTACGTGTACGCACGCCCGGCACATCCCGGTCAGACCTGTCGCTGCTCGAGCTGCTCCACCCGCTCGATCAGTTCCGCGATCACGTCGAGCAGGTGGCCTTCATGGCGAAGATTGAAGAACGGGTCCCTCGCTCTGAACGCCCGATATGCAACGAGGCGTTCGGCCAGCGAGCCCTCGGTGCTCGGTGCGTTCGACACCGTTCGCACGGGCCCCGGGTCGATATGCGTGATTCTCCGGGCCATGACCACCCCGTTCGCGGGGTCGAGCCTTGGCATCGGCGGTAGTTCGGTACGTGGCATGAGGCTCAGGCTCCTTGTCGTGCGGCGGTCCGCAGGCCGGCCAGTGTGCGTTCGTTTGCTCGCTCGTGCGCCCCTGCGATGGCCTTCGTTTCGCGGTCCTTCGCTCGTGCCAGCGCGCTCGCCAACGCTTTCCGAGCCCGAAGATCGTCGAGAGGTACCGCGCTGATGTCGATGCCCGAACGGGTCTTTTCCCATTCCACGAAAGCACGAATCACCGGATTCAGCGCGACGCCGCCGTGCGCGAGATATGGCGCGATCTCGGTCGCGAGGTACCGCTTCGCCGTGGCGTCACCCCCCTGTCGTATGTCGGTCGCCAGCGTCGCCGCCGTGGGATTGGCGTCCTCGACTGCGATTCGGCTGAGTTCGCGCACGAGCACCGCTAGCGGTGAGTCGCGACCGGAGCGGGTGAACAACATCTCAGGCGCCGGTGAAGGTCGGGCTCGCCGGATAGGCGGCGCCGGTGATCTGTTGGAAGGCGCTCGGATAGAGCACCGAAAGGGCGCAGTAAAAACGAATGGTAATGATGGCGGTGAGGGTCGCCGGGTCGAACTCGGGGAAGACATCGACGATCGGGGTCCCGGTCATCACGAGGAGGCCGTGGCTTACATCGCCGACCAGCACCGTCGAATAACTGGGCGACGGGCCGGCGGGCAAGTTGTCGTCGGCCCACACATCCATGCCAGCGATCGAGTATCCGCTGAACCCCTCCCGGGAGGTATTGGCCTCCCCGGTCTGGGCGAGAGCAGCCGCGGGCGACGGGAGCAGCACGGGCCGACCGTCCGACCCGATTTGGCTTTCGTACCATCGCAGGTTTGCCGACGGCATCGCCAGGAAGTTTGGATGCAACCGCGTGCCTTCGACCGTGTCTATTGCGGCGGCGGCCTTTGCGGCATCGGCGTACAGCGCGGTGATGCTCGGTGATCCCGAGTTGGTGATCGTCGTCACGTTCGCAAGCACCGCAGTAACCGCGAGTGTGTCGAGCTGCGTGGCCGCCTCACGGGCTGCTTGAGCCACGATAATTTCATCGCCGGTAATTCCTGGGCCCACTCTGTCCAAATATTGCTGGGAGACTTCGACGGCGCCGGCAATTGTCTGCACGTTGGCGGTCGCATAGGCGGCGGTCGGCGACGAGGTGCCGATCGAGGTGTTCTCGCCACTCTGCACCGCCATGCTCACGCCCGACGCAAAGGTTGGTATCTGCACCGTCATCCCACTTCGGGGCAGCTCGGCCTGGGACGCCTGCGACGCGACTGGACTCGCCGCGGTCCTAAACAATTGAAACCGCTCGAGCAGGAACACCGGCGGCACGAGCGTCCCCAGCGATCCCGATCCCGTCGACGAGTCGCGCTTTTCCATGCCCACCGTGAAGGTGAGGTGTCGCCAGTCTTCGCGGGCGTGGTCCGAAACGGTGTCGTGGTACGGCCGGTACAGCTCGTTGAAGTAGCTGCGGATCATTGCGCGCTGCTCGTTGGTGCCGTGGCCGGCCAGCCATCCGACCTGGCGTTGATTGGTGGCCAGGCGATGGCGCACGTCCGAGATGTGATCGCCGCGAGCAGGCAGCGCAGCCGAATAGCCGTAGCTGGCGTCGAGATAGCGGTCGCGAAAATAGGAATACGGGCTGCCCGGCCCGTAGGGCGAAACCTCGTCGCCGACCTTGATGCTGCTGGCGTTGCCAGTCGACAGGGGCGCGGGGATCGGCGCGGACGAGTTGAACCCGGTGCGGGCCATGTCGCGACGGACCCGGGCCTGCGCTTCTCGTTCCTCGGTGGTGTCGATCTCTTTGAGCAGGTTGGCGAGGTCGGCGGCTCGGGCCTCCGCTTCGGACTCGACCTGCTTTGCGGTCACCGTGGAGGGCGCCGACAGCGTGGGCCCTCTCCGACCGGCGGACCGAACCTCGGGGTCTCGGCGCCGTGCCGTCCGCTTCTTTCGGTTCGCGTCTGCCGTTGCCCGTAGGTCGGCCCAACCCTGCCGGGTGCCACCCCACCAAACCGGTGGGTCCACGCTGGTGGTGTCGAAGACTTCGGGGGCAGGTCGCCCCGTCGCACGCCATTCAGCCATTTGCAATCTCCCGTTCCACGTCAACCCGGCGGACGACCCATCGGCCGCTCACCTTCGTTCCGATCCGCGAGCACACCCGGCGCGCTTGGCGCTCGGACTTGAGTCCCAAGATCTGCATCGCTTCCACGGTGCCCACCATGTCGGCTTCGTCCGGGAACACGGCGGACCCAGGTCCGGTACCGACCAAAGCCCTGATGGGATCACGTAATGCCTGGCCGGGATCGGACAACGAGAAGCGAGCGAGACGTTCCTTCTCCGCGTACCGACGCACGACATAGGGCGGAAAGCGGCGCGTCTTGGACACCATGTTGAAGATGGCGGCGTCGATCGCGGCGTCGACGGGCAGCGACAGCTCGGCCACCGGAACGCCGGCCTCGTCGTAGAGGAGCACTAGCGGCGCCCGCGGTCACGCACTCGCGCTTTGTCGAACGTCGCGGCCTTGCGCGAGTTACACGAACGGCAGAGCGGACCGACATCGTGGTCGACCACCAGGTCAGCACTCTCGTGCGGGCGGCGCCCCCAGCCGGGGCAGACGTGGCCGTGCTCGGCCACCCAAGCCCGAAGGGTGGCGCGGGCTTCGCGCTGCCATTCGCTCCCGTACCCGCGCTCGGCCGTAGTGCCCCGGCTCGCGTCGACCTGACGGTCTCTCAGCGCTTGGTGCGCCGGGCACCGAACGGTGGGCGGTCTGACGAGCTGGGCACACGGCCGACCATCCCAGCCGAGACACGGACGGCGCATCATCGGAGGAGCGTCACCGCCTCGGCCATGAGGAAGTCACGCAGGCACTCGAATAGTTGGGGAAACGGCGAGCGCTCCTCACAGACCGCAAACACCGCGTCGAGGTCGTCGAGGTCGTCGAGCGTGAACGGCTGCTCTTCGATCCACGCCAGAGCGAGCGCAGCGTCTTCCTGCGACGTGACCCTGGCGAGCCACACCTCGACCGACTCGAGCCAGCTCTTCACAGGTGGCCCTGCTCTTGGAAGCGACGCAGGGTCTCGGCGTCCCGCGCGTCGCGCTCCCTGGCGATCTGAACCAAGTACGGCATGCCGCCCTTCTCTCGGAGCCACTCGTCTCCGCTCGTGATGACGATGCCCTTCGGCTCCGGTTCGAGCACCGCGGCGCGTTCGAGGGCCATTACCATCGCGACGGCAAGGTCGATCTTTCGGGGCGAGTGCTTGGAAACCTTGGCGAGCTGCCCGTCCGGCTTGCGGATCGCGTTGGCGACGTGGCGCGCCAGCCGCGGGTCCCCGCTGTGGGTCATGGTGCCGTTGCAAATGGCCTCATACGCGCGCTGGGTGGCCGGGATCATGCGCCCTCGCGACTGGGGGAACGCGACCACCGGGAACCCCTCCTCGTCGAGGCTCTCGAGCTCGTGGACCCATCGCGACGTGTCGGCCGCGATTTCGACCACCTCCCAGCTCTCGCAAGCGGCCCGGATAGTGGCAAGCACCTCGCCCACCGGGACGTGCCAATCCGCCGCGGTCGGTGGGCGCTCCCAGAGATCCACCACGTCGACGTGCGGGCGCTCGCCGACACTCACGACAACGAGCGCCGTGGCGTCCCGATTCTGCGATCCGTCGAAGCCCAGCACGACGCAAGAGCCCTCGGCGACGGGCCCGGGCATCGCGCATGCCTCCCATGCCGCCGGCGGCAGCCATCCTTCCTCGTCCCCGATGCCGACGAGCTGGTTGAAATAGAACCTTCGGGCCTCTGAGGGTCGGGTCGCGGGGTCCATGACCTCGGCCGTAATGCGCTCGAGGTCGACCCACCAGGCGTCGCCCCGGGCAATCTCCACGGCCTCGGCCACGGCCGGCGGGTCCGTCACGTCGACGGCCGGGGCCTCGAGCGAGTCGTACATCAGCCCGGGGACTTTGCCGTGCGCCTTCTCGAACGCGTTGAACGTCAGCTCGGCCACCGAGTCTTCGCCGACGAGGTGGGCGTTGGCCAGCTCGAGGCTCCGCGAGGCGCCGTCGCGCCCCTTGGCCGCGTTTCGCGCAATGGTGCGCGCCATCTCGTGGCCGAAGTTGGAGGCGAGCCAGTGTTCGGTCTCGTTCAAGAGCGTGAACGACGGCCGCGACCCCTCGAGCGCTCGGGGCGAGCTGGTCACGGCCTCGATGCGGCCACCGGCACCGGTGCGCACGATCTCGTAGCCCGGCTCGATGCCGAAGTCGTCGAAGGCGGCCGGCGACAGCATCGCCGGAAACAGACTCATCGTGGTCTTGGTCTGAAACAGCGATACCGCGGCCACCTGAACGAGCGCCGCCGGGTGGGCCACTCCGACCGCCTGGCCGTCAGCTCCCCAACCGTCGAAGCGACAGGGCCCGCAAAGCTCGAAAAGCGCGATGGCGGCGCCGAGAGGGTCCTTCCCCCAGCCCTTCATGCGCCGCACGACGCCGCGGCGATAGACGAACCGGCCCTTGTCGGTGAGTCCGTACCAGCGCAGGATGATCCGAAGTTGCTCGCCGGTGAACTCGAACGGCTCGCCCGCGTTGGCGCTGTCCGGCTGCACCAGGTAGGTGGTCGACCAGGCGGCCATCTCCCAACCGAGCGTCCGGGCCGGCGTCGTGTCCTCGATGGTGCCGGTCATCTCTATCGGCCCTCCTGGGCCAGTCCCCGGTACTTCTCGAGGAGCGCGTCGGCATGCGTGGTCTCGGCAGCCGCCTTGGCGACGGCGACGCCCAACCGGGCCCGGTGTAAGGGTCCGATCCCGAGGAGCTGCTCGAGGCGGAGCATCGACGCTTCGACGCCCCGGAGCTGGCCGACGTAGGGATGGTCGACGAGCTGGCCCTGGCTGCCCCGGGTGGTTCGGCCGGTTTCCTTGACCAGGGCGCGAAGCTCGGCCTCCTCGTCACGCAAGATGGCCAGCCGCTCGACGGCGGCGATGTCGGAGGACGTAAGCCAGCGACCGCACTCGGCCCAGACCATCGCCCAGGCGTCTTGGCCCTCTTTGCCCAGGGTCGAGGGTGTTCGCGGCACGCGCTGAATGGGCACCACCGTCAGCGTCGAGCGCTTGGCAAGCGGGCCGCGGATGCCCATCAGGCCGGCCGGAAATCGGCGAATCGAGGCGAAGACGGATCGACCGGCCGCGAAAACGGTCGGGAAAAAACGAAATCGAAACTGCGACGTTTGGCGAGCGCCCTGGGCGACGGGTCGTAGGGCAACAGTCCTGGCAGCTCGACCCCCGCCCTACCCCTTCTCGCCTCATCGGCCTCGGTCAGGCGCCTACAGACCTCACACATCGGCGCCCCAGCTCGATCTCGCCCGCTTGGCCTCAGCCGACGCTCTCCGGCTCTTGGAGACCTGGGCCCGCTTGGCCGGTCCGACCTTGTCGCGGTGGCTGTGCGATCTGCCCTTGTGTGAGGAGCCGTGGCGCTCGGGCTGGCGTGACCGTGGGAGCTTCACGACAACGCCTCCACCACGAGGACCAGCGCATCGTGCGAACCCATCGCCGGGGCGGTGAACCTGATCTCGGTCACGTGGTCCGGCGTGTCGTCCTTCACGACGCCGGCGTCGACGAGTCCGTCAATCGCCGCTTTCACCGCTGGGAAGCACGCGGCGACATCGGGACGGCTGCGGCGGTTCGCCCGCATAGGCATGGCGGTTACCGCTATGCGGTCCAAGGATGGGATACCTGCCTCTCGGGCCAGGATCTTGAACGCTTGCCGCCATTCGGCGACCAGGGCCGCACGCTCGTGGAAGTGCATCCGGCGCTCAGCGTTGGCGGTCCACGGTCGAGCGCGGTGAACGAGGCGAAAAGTGGTAGCGGTGGTCATCAGTTGGCCCCGCCCTTGCGGACCCGCGCTCGGTAGAACCGGCACCGTTCGTCGTGGTGGACCGTGAGCACCCACACGCCCTCGGCCTCCTCACGGACGGTCTGGTAGGCGTCACACTCGGAGCAGCCCCCTGGCGTCTCGCGGCCAACGAGGTCAGAGAAGTCGACCATCACCGTGTGTGCCCTTCTCGGGGCACACTGAACTCGCTCGGTCGGTGCCTCTCGTCTGGCTCAGTGACCGTGACCGTGCCCCTCCTAAAGGAGGGGGCACGGGGCACAGTCGTTCTGAGACCTGCCACCGTGCCGGGGCACGCTGAGGGCACAGTCGGGGCACGGTCAGAAGTCGACATCGTTTTGAGCCCCTTCGTCGGGCTCTCCAAAAGGACGGAGCGGGTGATGGAGCCGGGCACCCCGTGGGCCGGGTTCAACCGCCACGTAGTCCTCGTTCACGAGTAGCTCGAGCGCCAGATCCTTAGCGTCGTTCTTGCCCCGGACCGCCGACCGAAGCGCCCGGCTCGTGAGCCCGGGGTTTTGCTCGATCGCCTGGGACAACTTCTCCATGAGGACGGTCGGCCGGAACGATCCTTCGCTGGCCATCTCAGGCGCGCTGAGGGTGGTCGTCACCCCGCCGTCAGGCCACGACTTCAACTCCAACTGTGCGATGACTCTGCCGGCACCTTCGTGCTGGCGGACGTGGCCGCACCGGTCTTTGCTGACCGTGATCTTGACCTTCCCGGTCCGCTCCCGACCGAACGGCACGAGGGTGTCGAAGGCATAGGCGGCGCCGTCGAGCCCCGACAACTTGCGCTCACTCCCGATGGCCCAGCGTCCGCGTCCCTCTGCGCTCTTGGTCACATGGTCGATCAAGAGCACCGCGGCTCCGGTCCGAGCAAACCATCGGGGAAAGCCGCTATAGAACGCCGCAACGTCGGGGCCCTTGCTCGGGTCGAGCCCCACTTGAGACATGGCCTCGGTGATCGAGTCGACGATGGCAAGACTCACCGGACCGAGTAGGGCGATCCGATCCGCCACGATCGCTTGCGCCAGCTCGTCGAAACGGCCGTCCGGGCGGATGTAGGTCAGATGCTCGGCGATCTCCTCCGCCGACGCGCCCAACGCCCTGAGCCGTTCGACCCCAGATTCGGGAGTGTCCTCGTAATCGACGACCACCACATGATGGCCGGCCGATAGTTCCTGACGAGCTGCGACGAGCGCCGCCCAGGTCTTGAGACTTTCGGTCTCCCCTATGAACAGGTTGAGCCGCGCGGGATAGAGGAGGCGTACATGGTCCTCGCGCTCGAGGACCGAAGGCGGCGGCGTGACCCGTTCGCCCCGGAGCACCGGTGCAAGGTCGACCGCCTCCCAGGACGACAGGGGCGCCTCTTGTTCCCACGGCGCTAGCTCGTCGTCTACGAACCCTTCGCGCGGCTCAGGCATCGGTCGGCCTTCGGTACCGCTTCCAAAATCCGATTGTTGGCGTTGCGCCTTGGGTCAGGAGTTCCCCTAACCGTGCGACACCCTCGTCGGTCAGGTCCGATGAGCAGAGGCGTTCGGGCGGAAGGCGCGCCTCGAGGGCCGCGGCAAGCGCGCGCAGGGTGGCCGGCTTGAGGTGCTGGATCATCGTCACGACTCGCCCCGCGGCTTCAGCGCGACCCCGGGGTACACCCGGTCGCGAACGTCGCCCGTCGAATCGGCCCACTCGTCGAGCAGGCGTTCCGAGATCACCAAACGCCTGCCTATGCGGCGGGCGGGCAAATGTCCGGCACGCGCCAATCGCCGCAAGGTCTCTTCAGAGATGTTGGTGAGATGGTCGGCCGCCTCGCCCATGGTCAAGAACCGGGCCATTACGAGCCCTCCGGGAAGAGGTCGCTCTCCGGAACGCCGAGGGCCTCAGAGACGCGACGACGGAGAGCTGGCCAAGGTTGGGCGCGGCCATTGAGAACCTGTGACAAGGTCCCCGGTGAGATGTTGACCTCGCCGGCGAATCCACGCTGGGTCTTGCCGCGCTTCGCCAGCTCGATCTTCACTGGATGGATTCGGGGCATGGCTCCTCCAGCCAGATCCCGCGGGATCGGCTGAAGGGGTCTATTCCGGAGAGCCCCTACGGTCCGTCGCTGGGCAAAACGCCCAGCGTGTAACTACAGCTTGGTAGCCCCTACAGTAGGGGGATGGTCCTGACCACGTCAAGGAACCCCCCTGGCCCGGACCATGTCGTGACCCCGGTGCGTGACCCAGCGCTCGAATGTCTGCTCGACCCCTACCGTGACCCTGTCCTGACGTTGCGTCTTCGGTGCGGGACCTGCGATCGGGTCTTCGGCACGGTTTCCCCAAACCTTCAGTGGCATTCGGTCCTGTCAGTCGAACGTTTCACCACGCGCAAGAGCGGACGGCAGGGCTCGGTGGCCCCGCGGCCCTACATGCCAGTTCCCGAGAAGGTTGACGGTCGGGAATGGGTCGAGGGTGGGGCGTTGCGATTCCCCTGTCATCGGAAGTGCAACAAGGGCCACCCTCGGCGGTGGGTCACCGATAACTCGCAACTTGTGAGGGCATTCGCTCGAGCCGCCCAGGCCGGCCGCCGAGAGCTGGTCTTTGGGGAGAACTGCTAGCTGTCAGCCCGGCGTCAGCGCCTTCCCGAGCGCGCCCGCGGCTTCGCGGTCCCGCTCCGGTAGGGCGTGCGAATACGTCCGAAGGGTGACCGAGGCGTCCCGGTGCCCCAAGCGACCGGCGACCGTCCGCACGTCGGTCCCGCCACCGATGAGCTGTGTCGCTGCGAAGTGCCTTAGCTGGTGGAGGTGGCAATCGACGCCAGCCTTGTCGGCGATGTCCCGCACGTAGTGGGAGCAGGTGTCGGGCGAGATCGGGGTCGACAGGTTGTAGGTCAGGACGGGCGTGTCGTCGGTCACGGTCCCGCCAAGGTCGCCCGCTCGGTCCTCGAGCCGAGCCCGCTGGCGGCGTAGGACCTCGAGCCCGAACGGGTCGAGGGCCAGCACCCGGGCCGCATGAGTCTTGGTGTCTTTGGTGATCCACTTCCCGGCCACTACCGCCACCGACCGCTCGATCCGAAGGGTCGCCGCGTCCAGGTCCACGTCGCCCCACCGGAGCGCACACAGCTCGCCTCGCCGAGCACCGGTAACGGCCGCTAGGGCAATCAGGGCCGCCATGTCGGGGTCGTCGGGCTCGGCGGCGGCGATCATGGCCTGAACGTCAGCGGGCGTTGGCGCGGCCTTCTGGGCCTGCCTCAGAGGCGGCGGCGTGGCCCGGGCGGCCGGATTGTCGGCCAGCCACTTCCACTTGACCGCCTGAGCGCACGCGGCGGAGATCACGGCATGGACCCGGCGCACCGAGGCGGCCGACAACGGCCGCTCACGGGTGAGGAGGGACGTGTAGAAGGTGTCAAGCACTTCGGGGCCGAGCTTGCGCAGCTCAACGTCGCCCAGGACCGGCTTGATCGTCTTGTCGATCGTCCGGCGGTGCTCTTGGACGGTTGTAGGGCTGAGAGCCTTTAGCACGGTGACCCTGGCCAGCCACCGGTCGAGCAGGGACCCCAACGTCTCGGACGGCCCGGCATGGTCGCTGGTGCCGACCTCGGCCACCAGCTTGGCCAGCGCCTCGTCGGCCGCGTCTGCGTTGCCGTAGGCGGTCCTGGACACGTACACGGGCTTTTGGGTGACCGGCGAGCGGCCCGCGTAGGCCCGGAGCTGCCAGACGGCCGAATCGCCCCTGCCTCGAACCCGCCTGCGCGACCCTTTCAC